TTGGACTTGAAGTGGATTGTGTATCGTGTACTATTGAGTCATCGCCAATTGAGGAGGGGTTATGGACCTGGTTCTGACGGATGAAATGTTGGCCGCTATTTCACGTTGTGGCGGGATCATCTATTACGAGGATTGTGCTACGTGTAGAGTGAAAATGAATGGCATCATAATTTTCATCAAACGATTGTCGTTTAGCGATTGGGCGGTGAATTCGTTCAGTAAGGGGTTCTTTAAGATCGTTGATTTTCAGAAACCGCGGTGCACGTTTATTTGTAGGCGGGTTGAGTTGGCTCGTATTTTGAGGAGGGTTTCTAATGCGCAGGTTTGATATGATGGGGATTGCGATTTTGTTTTCAGCGTCACTGCTTTTCCTGCTGGTGGTTGGTTTCTTGTGCTTCGCCATTGGCGTTGCATCTACCCTGATACCTGTGACATACTGAGAGGTGCGATAGGTCCTCCTCTCCTATAGCAAGGCCCCGGCCACCATGATGGTGACCGGGGCCTTACCTTGTGGTCTCAGACCTGTTCCGACGCGTCGCTGAGGGTCTGCCAGGCGGCTTGTGTGACCGGCCCCCACACACCGTCGTCCTCGACGCCCAGGGCGCGCTGTACGGACTCTACGGTCCTGTCGTGGGCTGCCATACTGGCGTCGCCCCAAATACCGTCCTGAGCGGTTCCTACGACCTCCTGAGCGTACTGGACGCCGAACGGGAAGGACTGCCCGCCCCATACGGAGGCGCTCACGACGGCTAGCATGCGCTTGCGCGTGTCTGGGCCGATGACGGCGTCGGGGTAGGCGCCTATGGCCCGCTGTACTTCCTCCAGGCGTCTTGTGGGCAGGTCCAGGGACCCTACGCCGCTGTCTGTGAACGGGTAGCGGATTGCGTGCGACAGGTGCGCCCAGGGACGGTGCTGCCTCATGACGAGGCCGCCGTCGTCCCAGGAGTACTCCGACGTGTTGAACTCGATGGTGTTCACGCCGTCGGCGTCCACGGACTCCACGACTCCGATATGGTCATCCTCGCCGTCGTCCTGCCAGTCGAAGGTGACCATGTCGCCGGGGCGGGCCGCTCCGGTCTCGATGAGCCAGCTACGGGCTCGTGCCGTGTTGACTCGTGCGGGGACGTAGGCGCTATCGAAGTCGGTGATGCCTATCTTGCGCAGGCAGTAGGTCATTCCCATGTCGCAGAATGGGACACCGGACTGTCCGAATACGGCGCCGTGACGGGTTGCGTAGTCGCGCCCGTACTTGGTGCCCGCCTCCTCGTCGTTCCACCTGCTGTAGCCGATCTCCTCGGCGCAGGCGTCAATGAACTGCTGTGCTGTTGCCATTACTCAGCCTCGTGCTTTCCCTGGTAGTTGTTCTTGGGCGTGTTGACGGACGCGACGGCGAAGAATGCTGCGCCGATTGCGGTGAGGGCGGCGGTCTCGTCTCCCTTGAGGTATCCCTTGACGGTGAGGTATGCCATGACGGCGATCATGAGGTTGTAGCACCACATTCGTGTGGTGGGGGATGTGACTGTCTCAATTACCTTGTTCATTTCCGATCCTTTCTAGAATCTGGTTCAGTAGGCGGGTGTGCTCGTCATAAGCACTTGTGCCGTGATTAGGCCGAGAATTAAAAGCGGCACTGTTAACTTTCTTCTCAATACTGTCTAGCCTTTCCATTACCCCCAATCTTCCGGGGACACCTGGTCGCGGTTTTTCGCCGTGCCAGTCCTCAAGTAGGCACTCTAGCGACTTGAACTGACTGTAGGTCCACCTGCCTACGGCGACGACAGTGCCGATGATGGTGATGAGCCCTACAACTATTCCGATATCAATATGGGACGTCATTTGAATACTTCCGTGAATGTGTTTCGGGACTTTGGGGAGTCAAATAGGATAAGCCCTCTTCTCCACCTGTTCCTCAACATTTGGAGAATTCGATCATTACTTTTTACATAAATGTCACCCTCTTTCATTGCCTTGTGGTCAATGCAGTACATAACTTCATTCTTGGGCCTGTATTCCTGAATAGTGAACATAGGAAGGTCAGTCCAGACAGAAAAGCAACCGTTACGCGTGCGAATAGTGCAATAGTATTCGGCTTTTCCGCTCTTCTTTCCGATGAAGTCGTCAGTGTTGTCCTTGAACTTGTTGCTAATGGCATACTCCGCATACGACTCATCTGTGCTCATGACAAACTTACCGAACCGTGTGTTAGCAACGTCGTTCTTGAACTGAGTGTCATCTGCGAAATGGCAGACGATGAACCCGTCACCGGCCTTGACGAACTCGGAGTTAGGGCGCAGGTCCCATTTGAGCATGTACGGGTTCATAATGCTCGCAGAGTTGGAGAGCATGAACACCGTTGTCTTGTCCTTATACCGGTCAACGGTCAGGTAGAAGTTGTTGAAGACACGCACCTCATCGTCCAGATACCTAATCTGTGGGTTTTCGATGATGAACTCATCGAAGATGACAGTTGTGACCAGCGGGTACGCCGTTGATTTCTGCGCCTGAGAGGTGCTGAGGACGGAGAAGTAGCCGATGGTATCCCATTTCTTGTCACCTTCCATTCGCATGACAGCGTCGTTCCCGTGAACTGCGAACTCGTACCCCGGGAACTCGTGCGCAATGTCATCGAAGAACGTGAAACGTCCTTTCTGCTCTACGCGGTGACGGCGTAGGTAGATGAACTGCTCACCTTTCTTGATCGCGTTGGTGATAGCGATTTTCTTTGCCCCGTATGTCTTGCCGGTACCGCGACTGCCTACGATCATGAGATAACGCGCACCGTATGAACGAATACGACTGAAATCGTAGTAGTGTGTAATCTTTCCGTTCATTCCTCCCCCTACAGGATATGACGACGAACAGTCCACCAGGCGGCGTCGTCAAGCATAAAGATTGAATTAATGTGCGGACCTTTTCGGGGGCCACCATGACCGATAGTGTGACTACCGTCTCCGGTATACAACTCAACATGGTCAGTGTGCGGGTACCCGCCGCCCCAACTAATGACAATCATATCCGCTGTAGTCATCTTCGCAATCTGCGCAGGAGTAGGGTGACCATACCCCCTAACAACCTCCGTGCCACGGTTATACTGGTCACCTGTCCAAGTGCCAGGGTTGATCCCAACCGTGTCCATGTAGGCCCGGTAGATAGTGCTGGAACAGTCTCCGAAACCGGATTGATCGGGGTTAAGACGGCCGGGGGCCTGTAGATAGGAGAACTTGTACTGCCTGTCATACATCCATTTATAGACCGCTTGCCGCTTTGCAGCGGCATCGGCACTGCCGGGAACAGTGCCGCCACCTGGTACACCACCACCAGCATTGCCCGCTGTGGCCGCGCTACCACCATTGGACACCTTGTTCTCAGCGGTAACCCATTGACGCGCGTTCCCAGTAGGGTAAGCGGTCACTACACCACTTGACGTGTTCATATGGAGGAGTCCACTTCCGTCAGACCACACGGAACTGAGGGAGCCGGCGTTGGAACCACCGTTAGTAGCTCCACCACTGCCACCGTTGCCTGGACGAACGATCCCTGCTGCCCCTGGTGATGAGACGCCGGAAGTGTCCTTGTTCTTGATAATCTGGTATGCCTGGTTGTACCGGTTGGGGTACTTGCCGAGCACGCCGTTGTTCAGAGTTGCATGGTGAAACGCGTCAAGAGACGCGTTACCGCCAACGTTATTGGCTACCTGGATTGCGTACCTAGGTCCTTGGTGATAAGCGACGCACCAGTAGATGAACGAGTCGGTGTTAGTGTTCGGGTCAATCCCTAGATTCCTGGCTGCCTGAAAATACCCCTCAAGGTCAGCCACCAACTGCGCGTCCTGTTCCTTAGCACCTGCTCTGAGGAGAGGTAGGAGTGAATCACCCTCCTCCTTTGACAGCCATCGGTTGGTCCACCACTGGTCATTACCGTGTGAATTGAGGTCGGTTTTAAGTGAGTTACTCACCCCAGCATATTCGGTTGGATGAGCGGCACCCATTTTCTTGATAATGTCAGCCGCCCTGGGCCCGTACCACTGTGCAATTCCCACGGTAATCGGGTCATTATAATTGATTGAGTCATACTTCATGGAAGACTCAACCGTACCGATAGCCTTAATCGCTACTTTCTTTGAAGTCTCATCCCATGCCATGTTGCCTCCTTATAGAAACGCCCCCCCCCCCTCAATAACAAGGGGGGGCGCAGCCCCCACAAGTGGGGTGGGGGG